TAGCAGGGAGTCTCACAGTGACGGGAGACCTCACCTTCATGCTTACGCTGGCTGGGATGGACGCCATAGGTCACGAGATGAGCGACACTTCGACTGCGATGGTCAACATCCCAATGTTACTATACCGAGAAACATCGGGGACGTACGGAAATATATCTCAAAGGACGGCGACGTTCTCACGAACTGCGATGGATCGGATTTCGACCGTGATAGCGACGTGGCTGACAGCTGGGGGGAACTTCTTACAGCTGAGACTCGAGAGGCTTTCATGGATGGAGCTCGTAGGAAGCGTCCGAGGGATTATGTACTCAGCTACGAGCGACTGGAATATTTTTGTGACAAACACTTCGGGAGGCAGGGAATGTCACAGTATAGCGGAAGAGAACGAAGCTCCTTTCGAGAACCATTACCCTTAGAAAGGTGGGTGTTTACACATTGGGAGGTACGGGTCCGGGGGGGCCCCAGTCCCCTCCCTGCCAATATTAACGCATATCCTCTCATGCCTATTGGTTAGAGACCGAGACTCGAGAGACCCAAAGCACTCTCGTTGGTGGGAGGAACTAGACTCGGGAAAACTGAGTGGGCAAGATCTCTTGGCCCTTCCACATACATGTGCAACCTGTTCAACTTGGACGAATGGAACGACAAGACCGATACCATTGTCCTCGACGACATCGATTTCAAATTTTTCCCAAGTTGGAAAGCCTTCTTCGGAAGTCAGAAAGAATTCAGTGTCACCGACAAATACCGTCATAAGCAACGAGTCATGGGCAAGCTGTGTATCTGGCTCTGCAATCACGCGAATGACCCTAGAAGACATCTTTCCGGAACTGAGCTTTCATGGTATTTAGAAAACGTAGAAACAGTAGAAATAACACTTCCTTTATTCTAAACCTCTTTCCACAACAATTTACCACGATGAGTCACTGAAATTGATGAAGTTGAAGAGTCATTATCTTGAACCCAAGTTCTGACACCGATGTAGTACTGGTCATTGCGACCGCGACGTCCGATAGCGCCAAAGAATCGAGGTATTGCATCCATAGCTCCCGCATTCTCTTGTACTTGTACAGTCTTATTAAAAGGGAGCGTGAGTGCGGTGTCAAGGAAAGGGTCAGTAGCCGCTTGACCAAATCCGTGCAACTTGAAGTCCCACTTCTTGATGATACGGATAATATCGGTATTGAAGGGGGTAACTGCGGACACACCGGAAAACTGTCCCGGAGAAGTCGTGGTGTCGAATATCGGAATGTTCGAATTGGGGGGGACTTGCGTAGGTACGGAGTCAATGTCCGTCGTAGCGCCCATTGTCGTACCTTCATTATTGACGTCAGTACCGGCAGCGGTAACGTCCATCATAAAATCTGACTTAAAGAAAATAATCTGGACATGAGTATCACCCGCAACCAAGCCTTGAATATGGAGACGCCAAATAAACTTCTGAAGAAACACACGAGAACCCGTAATTTGTGTAGAGGCTGTGCCTTGATTAAATGCTGCCTGCCAAGGAGCAAAAACGCGAAAGTTCATAGCTGTCGTCCCGTTACCGGGTGCCAAAGTAAAAGTTGTCTCGGTGAAATATTGTTTCTGTGGCTCCGCAGTGCGCAGCACAATGCCACGAACACGTGTCTTAAAACGACGACGCGCAGCAGTTCGCAGAACACGCTTCACGCGAGATCTGCCAGTTGTGAATCTGCGACGTCTACGGAATCGTCCGAATCGGGATCGTCTCCCGCGCATTCTTGTAGAAATTGCCATATTTGGTCGACTTTGAGAAGTAAGTTGGAGACGTTTGTTTCCAAATTGAGGAGACGGCGGTGGAGTGAGGTCTCCGAGTTTCCTTTTTCGGTCAACGTGATTGTCCCAAGCGCGTGTGATTGGATAAACAGCCGCGGTAGCTGCAAGTCCCAATCCAAGTTGCCAAAGTTCAGAGGCCATCGAAATGTTTTTCGATTGCGCAGCGCTTATATATAAGGCTGACGCTGACGCTGTGGCCGGGGGGTAATATTAATGTCCCCCGGCCAATTTCGCTTCGACGCAAAAAATGTCTTCCTCACCTATGCTAACAGCGGCGACCTTACCAAGGAACGGCTACGAGATTTCCTACTGGAGGACCTCGGTTGCCGATGGTTTCACATTAGCAGGGAGTCTCACAGTGACG